GTTCTTTTGATAAGTTTTATTTATTACGAATAATGATAATTTATTACGAATAATAAAAAAAATTTTAGTGGAGGCGGGGAAGATGAATCCCCGTCCGGAAAAATTATCCAAAATGTTCTACAAATTTTGGCTCTTTAACTTCATCTATTCCATAGCCGCTTGCCGACCAAAATATTTTTGAAATTGAAAAAGTCTTTGACAAAAATGGCGAAAAATGGCAATTGGGAATGGCCACTGTTGGCAAAGATAAAACCCTTCCTAAGAAAAGATCAGCCGTTGAGTTACTCAGTACAGCATTAAACACAAGAAGTCGTAAAGTCTTGCAAGAATTTGAACTCCAGCAGTCAGGTGGCTTTCAAATAGGAAAGTTTGAGGAAGGAATTTCAGGCGATGTACGTATAACCCCTAACGGTCTTACAGGACGAAATATTGCCGGGCTTGTAACTTTTGCGCTTGACACCGATGGAAACTTGGCGTTAGTAGGAGAACTTAGGTCTGGAAGTACCGTAACAGGTCAAGTCGTTGTGGGTAATAATAGAGTCATCATTGACGTTGATGATGATGGCCAGCCGACAATTATCATAAATGATGGAACTTACGACAGAGTTATACTCGGTTATCAAGCGAATGGGTTCTAACTATGGCAAACTATGGTATAAAGGTGTCAAATGAAGGCTATGATGTATTTACAGCTGCAGACAAAAACCTTTCCTTAAAAAGCAGTATTAATATATTTAAAGTACAAGATGATGATTCTGGGAATATCGCTGCTTCTGCTTCTTTGACTGTACCTCATGGTTTGGGTATTGTTCCTTTTTTTCTTGCTTTTATGGAAGATACGGCAGGAAAAATGAGAATTGCAAACGGATCGGGGTTTATTACAGCAGAACAGTTTAGGGCGTATGCTAATACAACTAATGTAGTTTTACAGAATCAAGACAGTGTCAATGACAAAGATTATCTTTATTATATTCATTACGACCCACAACCATGACGGATTTTGGAATGAAGGTTTCAAAAGACGGGTTCTCTGTTCAGACGGCTGCTATTAAGGATCTTGTGCTTCATAGTGAGCATTTTGGCATAAAGATTGGAAAAGTTGGACCAACCACTTTTAGTGTCACAAGTGGGTCAGGCGGAAGTACAACGGTGGCTCATGGTATGGGATATACTCCAGGGTTTCTTGCATATATTAAGTTTGGGGGTACAAAGTACTTTCCTCCGTCTTCATGGAATATTGATAGTAATTATGAGCAGTTTTTAGCTTCTTCTGATGGTACAAACCTTAATTTTTCAGTAGACAGCAATGCTAATTCAAACTATACTGCAACAGTTTATTATTTTATCCTTGTTGATCCAGCACAGCCAACATCGCCAGCTTCAGGAGTTGCAACAACGGGTAATTATGGTATCAAGATATCAAAGCCCGACGTTGATGTAAAATCAGCAAAAGATACCGAGCTTGTTTTCAGTTCAAAGTTTAATACGTTTAAGGTAGCGGGAACAGGAACGGGCTCTCTCACTTCAGACATCACAAACCCAAAGACAGCGACAATTGCACATGGCTTGGGTTATGTTCCAGCCTTTATGGTGTTTACTGAAATTCATGCAGGATTTGGAGAACCATCAACGGGAGACTTTTATATGTCGCCACATTCGCCCCCAGCTTCAATCGGAGGCAGTCTAGTTGATGAAACCATTATCTGCTCCATAGATTCAACTAATCTCCACATTCTCATGGGAAAGGTTGTCGTGAATACTGGAAGAGTTATCAATTACAAATATGTTTTTTTTCATAACCAGATTGAATAGTTGCCATGAAGTAAAAACATGGATTATTCTTAGATCATGGATACTTTAGCTAACATACGGGCAGCAGTACAAGATGACTTAACTATTGGAGATGAAAGTACGCTTTATTCGCCTAATCTTATTGACCGTGCCATAAACCGGGCCTATAGAAAAGTTGGTGGCTTATTCCCATGGCCTGAACTTCAAGATGCTCTCAAAACCTCAACACAAGTAAATCAAGAATATTATGACTATCCTGTTACATGGCGCTCAAACTCTATTTGGAAGCTTGTTATTGATGATGTGAGATATGGCGAAGACCCTGACGGAAGCCCGCTCTCTTTTGATGATTATCTTAACTGGAAAGAAGATTACCCTGATAGTACGGAAAAGAAGTGGGCTAACCAATGGAGAAGGTTTTTTGTCTGGCCTGTTCCTACAGCAGCTGGAACAAACAATATCCATGTCTGGGGTGTAAAGGTTGTTACTTCACTCAGTGCCGATGCAGATACTACGGTATTTTCTTACTCAACACCCGAAGCAAACGAAGCTATAGAACTTGAAGCAGTTGCGATACTTAAGTCTAAAACAGATGATGATAAGTCAGCACAATTTAAGAGTGTGGAGGCAAAGCAGATACTGGTAGTTTCATGGAATAAGATCGCAAAAGAACAAGCTAAATACGAAAAGAACCAACCTTTCTTTTATGTGACAGATATGTTTGGCGGCACGAATAGTAAAGATTTAAGAGGAAAATTTGATATTTAATATATGGCTCAAATAATAAGTGGGAACCAAGTAAAACTCAATAGCGGTCAAACTGTTCAAGCCTCTCAAGGTGGGTGGTATGACGGGCAGCAGTTTTATAATGGCACGTTATCTTCGCCTGGTGTTATAAATGCAAGTTCTCCCCAACAAGGCGCAGGACAGGCAGTTTCTCAAGAGGTTATCGCACAAACTAACCCTGCAAATGTAGCCTATGTTAATCAACAGCGCCAACAAGCAGGACTCGCACCCTCCCCAATTGCTAGTGCGCCACAACCAGCCCCTTCGAGTTTGCCTGGTGGTGACTCAAGCGGGGCAAGTGGAACAGGTCTAGGAGCCGGAGCAATGCAGGCATTGAATCCGCCACAAATTGACCTACCCAAGCTCTACGAACAACTCTATTCAGGATCAGGTATAAGAGATATAGAAGCAGATCTTAATGCTAAGACAATGGCATATAACGCACAGGTGGCAAAAATAAAAGATAACCCTTACCTTTCTGAGGCCACAATGACAGGAAGAATAAGTAAGTTGGATCAGAAGTTTAGTGCCGATAGACAAGCAATTCAAAACAATATTGCAATGAAAAAGGCTGACGTAGAAACACAGCTTAATTTACAGACGAAGCAATTTGATATCAATAGCCAGCAAGTAAAGACGGCATGGGATCAGTTTAATAGTCTACTTAACTCCGGTGCATTAGATAACGCAAGTGGAGAGGATATAGCAAACCTTACCCGCTCTACAGGTATATCAAGCTCTATGATACAAAGTGCTATTGGCGTAAGCCAGAAAAAGAATGCTCCGAAATTAAATACACAGGTTATTCAAGTAGATGATGGGACAAACGTCAATGCCGTAGTTATCAACCAAGATACAGGTGAGGTGATAAATAAACAAGTAATGGGGGCAAGTAAGCCGAAAACGGGAGGTGGTAAAGCGAAAGAGTCTGAAAAGAAACAGTACTATATAGAAAGTTTGAAGTCAGATGCAGGATCGGGTCTCACATTAAGCCAGGTGTTTTCCCTCTACTCAGGATATCTTACACCCGATGAGATATACCGAATATACAACGCAAGTAGCACCTATGGCCCTGATAAAGGAAGTATTAAAAGTCTTTCTAAGTATGGAGTCACACAGCCTAAAAAATAGCTATGGCATTTACAAACCCAGCATTAGAACAGAGAAGAGAGCAGCTTCTTGGTACCTCGTATAAACCAACAGTCGTCTCAAAGGGAACAGAGTCATTTGAACAAAGAAGACAGCAGGTTATTGCACAGGGGCCTAAATCTCTTGTCCCTAAAGTCCAAGTAAAAAAGACCGATCTAGTAAAGGCTCCTCCGGTAGAATCACCTAAATCTATCTTTATGAATATCCAGAATTCGGTAACAAATATACTCAATAAGGGTAAAAGGGTCATAAGCGATACGAGGCTTAGAGAAGGCGATGCCCCTGCTGCACAAGTTGGAAGACTTCTACAAAAATTTCCTGATACGACTATAAGAGTGCCTAAGAAGTACAAAAGTGAAGGTCTATACGATGAGATCGTAGAGTTTGTGTCTGGTTTACCTGTATCGCTCGCTCAAAGCTACGGTAAGGATCTTGAACTACTATCTACTCCTGAAGGTAAAAAACAACTTAAGAAAGATGGTGAGAACCTACCAAAAACAATACGTGAGGTTAAAACACATATAGACAATAAAGAATGGGGTAAGGCATTTGAAACAGCATTCTCTAACTCAGCGCTAGTGGTAGCTTTAGATGTAGCTGACTTTATACCAGTTGCCGGAATTGTAGGCTTCGGTCTTAAAAAAGGTGGCAGGGCTTTACTAAAGCAAGTAGTAAAAGAGGGGATTGAGGAAGCGGAAGAAAAGGTAACTAAGTCTGCTGTTATCTACAATAGGGCTAAGGAAGTAAAAAAGCCAATAAGCGAAGCGGATGAGTCTCTATTAACAAGCGAGCAAGCTATAGAGCAAGCGACAAAAGATACTCCACACAAAAAGGCGGTAAGAGAAGAGATCCAATCTATTCAAGAAGATCAACTCATGCGTCGTCAGGATAATGAAGCAAAAAAATCTATTCTTGAACAGTTCTCAAGTAAAGAGATTCAAGCAATGAGAACGCTTAAAAAATCAATTGGTGTTGCAGAGAATAAAGGCCTAGATCCCACTTCCGTATCGAGTCTACCAAGCTACAAACAGCACATATATAATATTATGTCAGCGATTGGTACGAACTCAGAAGATGAAGCATTGAGATATATTAGAGAAGATCTACCAGACGCTTTAACGAGAACCACAAGTAGAGAAGAGCTAGCAAAATTAAAAGTATTAAAGTCTCATATTGCTCCGGGTGAAAAAATAGTACCTCGATCACAATTACCAGTTGGAGAGGGCAAGCTTAAAGTAAGTCGTCTTGAGGCACGAATAAAGAAGTCCCTTGACGATGTTTCTGAAGAAAATATTGAAAAGCTAGGATTATCCAATTATCAACAAATGAACAAAAAAGAGAATATACGAAAAGCGGCAGAATACGTCACAAATAATCCCAGAGAGGCATTAGATGTTTTAAGCGGTAAGGTAGAGGCTCCTAAAGGCGTACTCTATAACTCAATATTCGTAGCAATGCAAAATGAGGCTAAAGGAGATGTTGATTTAGCTCGTAAACTGGCATCTCTCCAATCTACACGCTTTGGTCAGGAGTTAAGTATTCTTACAGAACTTGATCCAGATTCACCCGTTAAAGCCATGAGCGAGGTTGTTAAAATAAGAGAAGAAGCTTTTAGAAAGAGACACACAGGAAAAACAGTAAAAGAAGTAAGTGATAAAGTGGTGGCAGATATAAAAAAGAAAGTTAAGGTTCCTGATAAATATGATTGGTCACATTTTTTAGATTCAATTCAATGCTAAATATATGGCTAAATTTTGTTTAACACCACAACAAGTACAACAGTTTAAAAAGGCTCTAAAAAATAGGGAGTTTAAACCTGATGAGTATGCTAATTTAGAAAATAGTGGTGCTCGAAGAGAATATATCAATAAATTTGTGGGTGAAGATAATGCTCGACAGGTTAATGCTTTATATGAAAAGGGGTTAGGTTTAAAAAATCAAAGAGCTGGATTTATTACTGCCACTAAGAAGGTACTAGGACTTAAAACGCTTGCTGGTAGAGATATGATTTCAAAAATTAAAAGATTGCAATCTTTTCTCAACCCAGTAGATGAAAAATCTTTTTATGAAGACATGGTTTCTCAAAGGTTGGGACTTGGAATATCAGAGACTGAAGCTAAAGTTATATCTGAGTTATCAGCAGAACTAACAGTTGCAACTGCAAAGAAAGATCCGAGCATTACTGAATTTAATGTATGGAAAACAAAACAAGATGGTATAGATTATGGTTCTAAAAGACAAGCATTAGAGAAATATGTAGGGCAACTTAAAGCACAGTCTAAACCATCAGACTTTGTAAGACCAACTTCGCTTGAAGCAATAGGACAGGATATAAAAGCTACAGTAAAGTTGATTGCACAAAATACCCGTGCCCTTGTAGCTTCGTTCGATAACTCCTTATGGGGAAATCAGGGTGTAAGGGCTGCATTAGATCCGAGATATACAGGATTATGGGCTAAGAACTTTGCAAAGTCGTTTAGAGATATAGCTAAAACTTTAGTGAAAGGTAAGGACGCAGGAGATGAAATACTTGACGCAACTAAAGCCGAAGTATATTCAAGAAAATACGCAAACCAGTATGAAATGGGAACAAAGGAAACATCTAAGTTAGATTTAGGTGGTATTGAAGAGGAGTTTCCAACATCGCTCCCAAGCAAAATACCTGTACTAGGTAGGTTTTTTAAGGCTGCTGAGGTGGCGTATGAAGCAGGAGCTATTCGCTTGCGTGCTGACATTGCCGATAAGATGTATGCCATGGCTGAAAGACAAGGTATAAATATGGCAGATAAATTTGAGATTGGAAGCAGAAATGTAGTCGTAAATTCAATTACAGGACGAGGGAGAATAAAAGTACCAGATATCGTTAATGATGCAGCATTTTCGGTCAAGTTTACTAAGTCTCAGCTCGACTTTCTAACTGTTAATGCTTTTGACAAACTTAGTCCGAGTGCTAGGAAAGAAGCAGGAAAAAATATACTTAGGGTTGTAGCGTCAACAGCGGTCATTTTAGGTATTTCAAAAGCACTTGATGATGATAGTACCGACTTTGATTCACGAAGTACACGATTTGGAAAGATTGAAAAAAACGGATTTACGTTGATAAACCTTACTCCCGGATATGGTTCAATGATAACTTTAATCTCAAGTATATTATCACAGTCAACTAAAAATAGAGCAGGGATAGTTAAAAAATTAGGAGAAGGCTATGGTGTACCAAATGGAATGGATATATTTTGGGATTTTACCGAGAATAAAGCGTCCCCAATTGCTTCAATAATTAGAGATTTAGTAAGACAAGAAACTTTTGAAGGCGACAAGCCAACCCCGACCATCATACTAAAAAACGCTATCACGTCTATTAGTTTAGAAAGCTCACAGGAAATACTAGCAGATCAAAGTGGTGATAGCTTACTTAAGGCTATCGCAATTGGACTTGGCATATTAGGAACGGGTGCAGGATCTACATATTACCCAGATAAATGGGAAAATAGAACAACTAAAGAGATGACAAAGTTTAAGAAAAGATTTGGTGATGCACAGCTTAAACACGCAAGCGGTGTATTCAACAATAAATATCAGTCATGGTTACAAAAGAGGGTTAAGGATCCAAAATATCAGAAGTTATCAGATGAGGATAAACAGAAGGATCTCACTAAAAAGAAAAAAGAAATTAAAGAACAAGTCTTTAGAAAATATGGGTTCAAGTAAAAAATAATGTTACACTTAATATAGTATTACAAATTAAATAAAACTATGATAGCAACAACAAACTATAGCCAGCTTGATCCTCGCTGGAAGAATAAGAAAATAGGTAAGACTAACCAAGTACTGGGGATGTATGGTTGTACCATTACCAGTTTATGTAACCTTGTAAACTCTCAAGGATATAATGAAACTCCTGATACTTTTAATCAGAAGATGACGGCAGCTAGGGGTTATCTTGGGGCACTTGTTATTTGGGGAGTAGTGTCAAAAGTTTGGCCTAGATTAAGATTTATTTGGAGAGGCGGAAACTATAATAATGTCAAAGTAGCCTACTATGTTTATATAAAGAAAATACCTGTTATGGTTGAGGTTTATAACACCGCTTCACCAACTCGTAGACATTGGGTTTTATTTATTGGTGATAGAAAACTTATAGATCCGTTAGGTGGGATAGTAAGAAGTACAAGTTACTTCAGAACTCTAACAGGATATGCACTTTATGATAAATAGCATTATATTGATATTAAATAAACTAATAATTGCACTACAAGATACACAGAAGCAAGTTAGAAAAAAATATAGGAATAGCAAACACCTTTGGTAATTGCCAGTTTGCATACCGTTTCACTTTGGAAAAACAATGATTAGTGACATATTAAAATATTGGTCAGAAATACTCCTTCTCTTTGGTGGGGGGCTTGTTATATTTATATCCCTTAAAGGAAAAATACTCAAAGAGAAAATAGATGCATCCGATAAAGCAGATGATCGTCTTATATTAATACTACAAACAACTGTTGAGAAACTTGAGAAAGAGGTGGCTGTCTTAAAAGCTCAACAATCGCAAAATATAATTACCCTTGCAAAGTTGGGTAATGAAAATAGTTTTCTTAAAGAAATATTACAAGGACGTGATAAAGATACACAAGAGTTTCACCGTAAAGGATTTGTTGCAATTTCCCATACTGACGAAATACTTGCCTTAACAAGAACTACTAATAAAAATGTAGAAAGTTTATTAAGAGCAATTGAAAAACATTTATCAATTATGGAAACGAAAGTAGGTGTTTGATATGAGTACAAAATTACTTTGGATAGGACTTACTATGATCGTTGCGTTGCCTTTGATACTACCTATGCTTCCTTGGACAATTGCGGGGGCAATTTTTATGGGAATTGGGTGCGTCATGTTGGTGTTAGACCGACGATTGTTTAATTTTAGAAAGTGGGTGAATCATTATGGATAATAAAATGACAAAACAAAACTGGAAAGACTGGTTCCACAACACGAGGCTTTTTATAGCCCCCGTCCTTATCATGTATATAACGGGCGTTATAGGGGTTGTTGGCGCTGAGGGGCATGTCCTCTCACTAAACGACCTTATACCAAGCACCTTTACACGGGGAGGGATGGCGTTGTATGTTTTAAACTCAATTCTTGACTGGGCGAGGAAATGGAACGGATCCAACAACTAAAGATGTTGATAAAGAAGCTATTGAAAAGTACAAAACGATTCTCTAATATATTTGTATGAAACATAAACAACTACAATGCGTAGTTTGTCGCTTCCCCTTAAACTTCTCTAAATTCCCCGATGAGTTACTTGCTATTAAATGTCCGAATTGTTTAGTTTTGATTACTAGATCAAGCTATAAGAAAATGGTGGTAAATTAGGGGTATTGACAAGTGTTTTTAAAGGGTGTACATTTTATTTAGACACATGAAAATGTGCATTAGGGCTAGGCCTTAGTGGTCTAGTTCTAGCTCTCACACAAATGAGGGTTGGAACTAGGTTAATTGACGATTATGAACGATGAAAATATAAAATCTAAAACACCACGATACATACCTTTTAAGTGTGTTAATTGTAATGGCTATGGTTCAATATCTTATGGCAAGATTCCTTGTAGGGTGTGTAAAGAGAAAGGTTATATTGTTATAGATCAGACGACGGGATTACAAGTTGATAACGATGACGACTATGAAAAGCAGAATAGTGAAGATTAGTTTGTGGTATGAGGATGACTTTACAGAATTATCAAGAGATGCTAAGTTTTTATTTCTTTACTTGCTTACGTGTCCGTTTATAGAACTAACAGGTATATTTAGGTTTCCCAAGCGTCATGTGATGCTTGAGGCAGGCTTTAATGACAATGAATTACAAAGTGGCCTAGATGAGCTTGAGAAGATCAACAAGGCATTTGTTTATAAAGGATGGATATATATACCCAAAACTGATAAACATAATAAATACAGCGTAGGTACGAAAACTAAGATAGGTTTTTATCGTGAACTTGCGGACATACCTAAAAACATACTAGAATACTTTAATAAACGATACCCCTATGATACCCCTATGATACTACCAGAAGACAGAAGACATAAAACAGAAGACAGAAGCTCTAAAGCAGAAAACATAATTAAGGATGATTTAAATGAATTCTTATGAGAGATATTACAGAGCAAGAACATGGAGAGTTAGAGGAGTATTTGAACAATTTCTTATTACTAGCTAATGAGAAAGGTATTTCCGCCGCAAACTATTTCAAATATCCAAACACCAACCTGATTGATGAGACTCTCACTGAATTATTAGAAATTGACATGGAGAGAGACGGACTATGAAATTCTATCAATACAAGATAGGCATAGAAGATGATGGACGCTCCTACGTTCTGATACCTGATCCTGTAGTCCTTTTAAGAGCTAAGGGTCTTCTTGTTGCTCTCCTTCATAAAGGTTTAATTAAACGCACGACGCTTCTTGGTAGGCAAATAAGTAAGCTTTTTGTGCGTAAACCATAGCCTATAGAAATATACTCTGCATTTACCACTTGACAAACCATTGACACTGTGTTATCATAACAACATGAGGAACAATAAACATATAAACGTGGACGACCAAACCCACAAGATACTAACCAAATTACGAAGAACAAGACGACTTGCAAGCTTAGGAGACGTTATTGCGCAGGTGTTAGAAGATTATTTAAAAACAAACAAAAAATGAAAACACCAAAACTGACAGCTAAAGAAAGAAGTGAACCTCTATTTACAACCATAGGAAGAATACGGGGGATTGCAAAGACTACAGATAATACAAGACTTTTGTTACTAATTGATAAGGTTACACAAAACCTACAGACGACATACTATGAAAAATAACACACCATCATATAATCGAGAGAGTTGTTCAAAATGTGAAATGTATCAAGAAAATGAGATAGCATCCGTATGTCCTGAACATATCGGAGAGTTAGAATATAACGCTGAGGTCGAATGGGAGAACGACCAAGAAGACCGTATAGAAGAAATTAGTAAAAGAGCCGAGGATCACGAGTTAGCATTTCACGACTATCAGTCGGGAGCACAAAAATAATATGGCAATACAAATACAAGGTAAAATGTATATAACCGTTTCCGAAAGAGTACAAGAAGCCCACAAAGAGCTTACTGGAAGTAATAAACTAGATATTACAACCGAGGTCTTATTTCAAGAACCCGTTGTCGTCAAGGCTACCGTTGTAACGAGAAAAGGAACTTTTACTGGAATAAGCGCAGCTAACCCCTTGAAGTCTATTGAGAAAATGTCACCTTACGAAATAGCTGAAACTTCAGCAGTAGGTAGGGCGTTGGGGTTTGCTGGTTACGGATTGGTAGAAAGTATTGCAAGTGCTGACGAAATGAGAAAAGCGGGTATTCTTGAGGGGGACGTTGAGAAAAACCTTGATGCCGGCTTACATGGAGAGCTACCCGAAACACGTATGTGTTTAATTCACTACGAGTTAATGACACAACGCATAAGTAAGGCGGGTAAACCGTACTTAGGACACCATGACGGCAATGCAAAGTTCGGCATTTGTTTCGGTACGGTACCAAAAGAATAATATGAAACATTACAAAGAAGATATTGATATAGGATGGATCGTTATATTTTTAGCAGTTATGATGATTCTCTACTTTCTATGAGCTTGAAACATAAAAGCAAAGCACGAAAACGTAACGAAAAGATAGTCTTGATTGTGTTACTTATATTTCTATTCGCTCAAGGCTGGCATGTACTCTGGCAGAACTTCTACATCGACTGGAAGTGGCCTAGTCTTGAGAGACAATTTGTTTCACCACGACCTATACGAGCAATAGATGTACCACCATTGCCAACGAGAGGGCCTACAAAGCGTTTGACACCTACCCCTAGTACCAAGGTAACCCCTAAGCCTAAGAAAGTAACTGCTATAACCGTTTCAAATACTTTTGCTTATCAATCAAAAGTAGCTCACATGGACGAGGGACAAAAGAGCGTTATGAGACGGGTTGAGGAGAAGCTAGGCAATACATACGCTGAATTAATCTTTAGAGAGAGTGCTTTTCATCCTTTTTCAGTTAATAGCTCGTCGGGGGCTTGCGGACTCGGTCAATTTTTGCCCTGCAGTAAGATGGCGTGTGAGCTAACTGATGTTGATTGCCAACTCAATGCTATTAAAAATTATGTCGAGAGACGCTATGGAAGTCCTGAGAAGGCTTTAGCTTTTCACAATGTTCACAAATGGTATTGATATGAGAAAGCCTAGAAAAACAGTAAACATGAAAGAAGATGTCGTGGTTTATTACAACGAAGATTATATCGTTTTCAAGAAATATGGTACCGTAACAGGCTACCTCACCACGGGACTAGATCTTGTTGACATAGGTATAGACGGTCTTAAAGATAGCATGAATATATTCAGGGATAGGCCCGATAAACTAATAATACTTGCTCAGTTAATAGAACGTATAGAAGCTATAAAAAAAGAAATATGATAGCGTTTATCATTGGTCTAGTAATAGGTTACATAATTTGTGATTTTAGACATTACTAATATGAGAATTAAAATAGATAAAGCTGATCAAGAGTTCTCTTACTTTATCCGTCTACGGGATAAGGAGTGTAGGCGTTGTGGTTCTAAGGTTACGTTAAATGCTAAGGGTATGCCAAACTCTCACCATGCATCGCATTACTTCGGGAGGGGTAAGGAGTCGACGAGATTTGACGTGGAGAATGTTGATACACTTTGTTTTGGATGTCATCAAGAATGGGGATCTAAAGATAGGGAAGGGTATAGAGTGTTTAAGTTACGACAGTTGGGCAAGACACGCTTTGACTTACTTACAATACAAGCCAATAGTTATAAGAAAAGAGATCGTGCTATGGAGCTAATAATTATAAAAGAAATGTTAAAACACGTATGAAAACTACACCAAACACAAAGCGGGGGGGGAAGATAAAAGTAGTCGAGAATACTCCTATGACAATGAAAGATCTGGTATTGTCGGATTTTAGTACTTGGGTAAGATATTTCAGATATGGAAAAGTAAGTTACCATGACCATAGAAAGGATATATGTTAAGTAAAATAAGCATCACAGAACTAAAAGATAGCGACATTGGTAAATGGGTATGCTACACAGGCGGAGCAGGTGAAACCGAAGATGGGAAAATAAAGTCATGGAATGATGATTATATATTTGTTGTTTATAAATGTGCAGGGAATTGGGATAGATTTCAGGATTATACTGGAGTAGCAACTAATCCCAAAGATATTAAATTTATATGAAACCCAACCCCATACTAACCAAGATACTACAAGATTTTGATGAACGATTTTGGTTTCCAAATTTAAATAGGGCAGAGACTGCTGATTATAGATACCCCACATCTAGTAGCTTAAAAGCTTTCATCTCCTCCTCCTTACAACAAGCTCTGCGTGAGACATTGGAAGAACTATTACTTGAATTTTCAGAAGTGCAAGAGGATCTTGATAAGGAGTACCCAGACAAAAATTATTCACCAAATTATGTGGGAATAGTTATGAAAAAATTAGATACGCTTTTGAGGAAATGAAAACAAATTATACAAGTCTCAACGAACTTAACGATACACAAACTACTATAATGACATATATTAGCTGGTGGGTTAATGAAAAGAAAACAACGGTTCCACTCAAAGAAATTATTGACAACATGATACAAGAAGGGATCAAGAAAGATACAACAGTCAAAGCACTACAAGTATTACTCAAGAAAGGATATATCCGACGTGCAGTAGTAATTAGTAATAAGAGTTATTTTGTTCAGTTACGTTCTATATGACCATTAAGCAAAAAATAGCTATAGAGAAAGTCGTGGAAAATCATGGAAATGTTTCAAGAGCCATGCTCGAAGCTGGATATGATCCAACAACTGCTAAGAATCCTAAGAACTTAACACAAAGCAAGTCATGGATGGTTCTTATGGATCAGTATATCCCCGATGATAAATTACTTGCTAAACATGAGGAAGCTTTAGAGGCTGTAAAACCAATAGGAGCTCAGATACTTATAGACAAGGATGGTAAGACTATAAGTAAGGAGAATGAAGGTATGATAGAAGTACCGGATCACGTTGTTAGACTTAAAGCAGTTGAATTGGGCTATAGAGTGAAAGGTAAACTAAGACCAGAGGAGGGAGCAGGCTTAGAAGCAAAGATATTGGTAATTCCGACTGAGTTAATAAATAAATATGATACAGCAACTACACCGAACACAATCGATAGTAGCACAGGATAATCATGACTTCAGGATAGTTGATTGTGGCAGACAATGGGGAAAAACTACACTTGCGGTTGAGGAAATGAAAGCCTGTGCATATTACAAAAAGGTTTATCCAAATGTCCTCCATAATGAAATAGCTTACTTTGCTACAACATTCGATCAGGCTAGAAATATTGCTTGGGCAATGCTTAAAGATTCAACTCGTTCTGCATGGGATAGACCGCCTAATGAGTCAAGGTTAGAGTTATGGCTGAGAACTAAATATGGAGAATTATCACGTATTACATTGCGAGGTTTTGAGAATATTGAAACGGCCAGAGGTCAACAGTTTGATCTGTTAGTTATAGACGAAGTGGCCTTCATGAGAAATTGGAAGTATGCGTGGCAATCAATTCTAGAACCAACACTCGCATTTAGAAGGGGCAAGGCTTTATTTATTAGCACACCACAAGGGTTCAATCATTTCCATGATATGTATGAGCTGGGTCAAGTTGAAAACAAGTATTATAAGTCTTGGAAATTTACTAGTTATGATAATCCTTTCCTTAGTAGAGATAGGATTGAGCAAGCAAAAGCTACGAGTACTCCAGAATACTTTGCTCAAGAGTATATGGCAGACTTTAGAAAATACTCAGGATTAGCATTAACTCAATTCGAAAGAGAGATACATTTAATTAAATCTTTTGAGGTTCCTTCCGAGTGGTTAAGAGGTAGAGGGTTTGATTATGGATCAAAAGATCCTACTGCATCTCTACGTATAGCAATAGACAATGATGATAATTGGTTTGTTGAAAGAGCATATAAACAAAGCAAGTCTACTATTCAGGAACATGCGGTATCTGTTTTAGCACAAGACTACGGTTTAGGATATATGCCTATATATGGTGACCCTACAGGGGATCAGTGGGAAAAAGAATTTAAGGAATATGGAATACATATAACTCCAGCAACAAAAGAAACGGGCCAAAATGCTCAAGGGTATGTTGCTTTTACTATTGAATTAATTAATGACAGGTTAAAACCAATTCCAGGACACACAGTAAATCTTCCTGATGGGAGGGTCATTGAAAACGCTCCTAGGCTTTTTTTTCTCAATACCCCAGAGGTCATGATGGCAGTTAAAGAAGCGGAATTGTTAAAATGGAAAGAGACGGCGCAAGGTCAAACACTTCCTATCCTAGATGAGTACGTAGATCCTAATGGGCATTGTGATTTAATGGCTTGCTTAAGATACTTTACGGTTAGTTATGTTAAGCCTGCCCCCATGCAATTTGATAATGATCCAGGTGGAGTAAAGCCGTTCCTACCCAATATAGGTTGATTTGGTGGTGTATTGGATAGTTGTTGCATTTGATAAAATCATAGTATATAATATTTTTATGGGGAGAATAAAAGGCTCTAAACTAACAGAAGAACATAAAAAGCATATAAGTCAAGGTTCGAAAGGTAGGGTATACCACAAAACTCATGGAGAAAATGCGAAAAATTCACAAGAGTATAGCTCTTGGGCTGCAATGAAAACTAGATGTTATAATCCAAAAACAATAGGTTGGCGTATATATGGTGGGAGAGGAATTAAAGTCTGTTCTGAATGGTTAAATAGTTATGAACAATTTCTTAAAGATATGGGTAGAAAACCAAACAGAAAGTACAGCTTAGATAGAATCAATAGTGATGGAGATTATTCAGAAGGGAATTGTAGATGGGCTACAAGACAGGAACAAAACTCTAATAGAAGAACGACATATTTATTTAAGGGAAAAAATGCGTCAGAATGGGCTAGGGAATTGGGATTAACCAGACAGGCTCTTATAAACAGACTTAATAAAGGATTTCCTTATGATTTAGCAGTAGTTACTCCTAAATACTATATTGCGGGTAAGGGTTTAACGAGGGTAGTACATTTTATAAACGAATAGTTGTCATAAAGTAATATCTTCGTATACTATCTAAACATGGATGAATCACCTGAAAACCTTGAACTGATGATGTTGGTTAATAACAAGCAGACAGGGTTTAGTTACCGGGCAAGACGGGAGGAAGATTGGCGTGAAAACTACGAACTCTATAGGGATAAGGTAACGATCAATCGTCTAACACAACGTCAGTCAGTCAACCTACCATTGATGAAGACAACCCTCCGTACACTTCTTAAGGATATTGATGACATGCCTGTTATTCAATTTGAAAACCTAGACAATGACAAACAGTCTGAGGTGTTTCAGAATGAGTACTGGAAATGGACTCTTGAGCAGAATAATGCCGAGTTACAAGACATAGTAGACAAGAAGCAAGATTTCTTCTTTGGTCGCACCTTTGATTCATGGCAAGTAGAGGATGGAATAATTGTATTTGATATTGAGGATCCTGAAGACATGTTGGTAGATCGGTTTATGAATCCTTATGACATAGATAGCGCACGTTTCCTTATCCATACTCATATATTCAAACCTTTATCAAGTCTCAAGGAGAATAAAGACTACGATCAGAAAGAAGTTGCAAAATTAGAGGAGTTCTTTAGTTCACAACTAGGAATTATAAAAGCAAAAGACAATGAAAACTCATTACAACAGAAGAATAAGAAGATGGCGGACATGGGTGTTTCTGATATGGATGATCCTGTTCTTGGTGAGACATATGTTGAGCTAACCATGCATTATGTTTTCCGTGAGGGTGAGAAAGTGGACGGCAAGATAGTCCCAGATCAGATATTCGTATTTGTAGAGGCTGAGGATCAAACGATCTTAATGAAGAAGCCACAAGAGGAGATAATCGGAACAACACCCGATCACTACTGGAGAGATCACTTCAGATATAACACATGGGGAGATGACATTGATAAACAAGACTTCTGGACTGATGGCATTGCAGATATTGTTAGAGTACCAAATAAGGTGCTTAATTCATGGTTTAGTCAGTTGGTTGAGAATAGAACACTACGCAACTTTGGGATGCATTATTACGATTCATCACTGAAAGCGGATGGGTTTATCCCCTCTACGTTCAATCCTGTTCCCTGGGGTTGGTATCCTGTACCTGGTAAACCATCAGATGTACTTCAGAAGGTAGACATTCCCGATCTATCAGAGAGTTTAGATGAGATGCAGTATGTTACTCAGTTTGTACAGAACGCTACAGCATCAACCGACACACAACAAGGTAATATATCAACGAGCCAGAAGACGCTAGGAGAGGTTCAACTAGCTCAAGGTGAAGCTAAGGCTCGAACACAGGGAATGTCAAAGTTCTATACCAATGTATGGAAACAACGAGCCACTAAGTTCTTAAAGCTTATAGAGGCTGCACACGACCAGCTTGATGCGGTCAAGATCTACAAGGAAGGAAGAAACACAAACGATATATATGAGCGTGAAATTAGTCCTACTGACTGGATGACAAAAGCAGGCTATAGAGTTAAGGTATGGAGTCAGGACGAGAAGAAGCAAAATGACAGCGATTCGCTAAATCAAGGGGTCATGGCTCTTAACTTTATGCCGGGTAATATAAAACTGTTAGAGGTCATACAAAGAAAGTCTCTAGAACTCGCAGATCTGAAACCTGATGAAATAACGTCTATTATAGAGTATGAAAAAGAGAGGATGCAGATGATGGAAGGTAGTATGATGGCTCAACAACAGGGACCACCAATGCAACAACAAGCTCCGCCTAAAAAACCAGCTGCACAACCTAAGAAAAAGGCTAATAATAGTGGCGTGGTTAATAGGCTTAAAGGCCTCCGTTCACAACTACAATAAATGAAATGGATAAAAAAAATCAAATCATCATTGA